GCCCTGACAGGCGAATCATCATGGCCTATAGGGGCTGCGGTAAAAGCTTCCTAACGGCTGGCTACGTGCTGTGGAGGCTACGTAGAGACCCTGATTGTAAGGTCTTGGTGATCTCAGCCGCTCAAGACCGTGCAGACGCGTTCTCCGTGTTTTGTCACGACTTGCTGCGTAACTGGTTCATGGTCAAATACCTGTTCCCTAGTGACACTCAACGCTTTTCTAAGGTTGCGTTTGATGTTTACGGAGCTAAACCTGATCAAAGCCCTAGCGTGCGTTCTAGTGGCATCTTTGGTCAAATCACAGGCTCTCGTGCAGATCTAATTGTTGCTGATGACGTAGAGACACCTCAGTCCTGTGAGACTCAACTAATTCGAGACAAACTACGAGAATCAATTAAAGAATTTGACTCCGTTATTAAACCAGGCGGAGAAATTGTGTTTCTTGGTACTCCACACACTCAAGACTCTATTTACGCAAAACTTGAACTAGCTGGTTATACCTGTCGTATTTGGCCTGCTCTATACCCAACAGCAAAGAAACGTAATAACTATTACGGAGAACGACTAGCTCCTAAAATTGCTGCTGATCTTGATGAAGATAAAAGCCTAGCTGGTCACCCTGTAGACCCTCGACGCTTTGATTGGGATGAACTAGAAGCTCGTCAAGTTTCTATTGGTAGATCAACGTTTAACCTTCAGTTTTTGCTGGACATTAGTCTTAGCGATGAAGAAAAGTTTCCTCTTAAACTTCGAGACCTTTGTGTGTTCCGTCTGAACCGTGAACGAGGTCCAGATAAAGTTGTGTGGCTAGCTAACGGCGATAAAGCCCTAGATCTACCATCGGTCGGTCTTCACGGAGACTTGTTTTACAAGCCTGCCCAAATCGGTTCTGAGTTTCTTGAATACACTGGCGTCGTACTTGCCGTAGACCCCTCTGGACGGGGCTCTGACGAACTCGGGTATGCGGTAGTCGCTTATCTCAACGGAAACCTGTTTCTCCTCGCTTCTGGCGGTCTTAGGGGCGGTTACAGCGAAGCGAATCTCAAAAAACTCTCCCTCATTGCAAAAGAGTACAAGGTCAAGCAAATACTTGTTGAAAGTAACCTTGGCCTCGGTATGTTCTCTGAACTCCTTAAGCGCTATCTCGGAGTAATTTACCCCTGCTCTGTCGAAGAGGTCCGACATACAAAACAAAAAGAGGTCCGAATTATTGACACACTGGAACCTGTCCTCAATCAACACAGGTTGATGGTTGATACAAACGTGATCACTGAGGACATTAGAACCACGGAGTGTTATCCAGGTGAAACTCGTTCCCAATACCAACTTTTTTGGCAACTGACCCGCATAACCAAAGAGAAAAATTCCATCCGACATGATGACCGTCTCGACGCTTTGGCTATGGCAGTTCAGTATTTTACTGAGTCCATGGCTCTTACTGAGAAGAAAGCTATGGATTCAAGACTTGCTGAACAGTGGGAGTTAGAGAGACAGTTCATCCAAGGAGATAACGGCCTCTCTGTTGATGCTATGGGTTACGCCAAAAGCCTAGAAGACCTTCAGAAGGCCCTAGGAGCCTCTACAGGGGCTTCTAACTGGCTTATGGATATGTAACCCCTTAAACAGCCTCAGAGGCCCCTTAGAAAGGCATACAGAGGGGACTGTTCTTTTTTGTATGTCACGTTGCGATACGACAGCACATAAGTACCGTCAGGTTGAACAGTTTTGTGCTGCTCGTATTTTTGGCCGCGATAGGTCAGAGTCATCGTTGGTTCCTCAGAAAAAGCACAGCTCCCGTTCCAAAGCCGTGGTGGATCTGCGCCTCTATATAAAGAGGTGAACGTGACCTCACACTAGGGTTTACACCTCGCACTTTGTAGTTCAATGTGTTACACCCATCAAAGTGGCCCTTTTGGGACCTACGCTCTCTTGACAACTTGACAAGGGTAAGTAGGATACTGATATTAATAAGTCTTAAGACGGTTAAAGACCGGTTTTAAACAGATATTAAATTGTTACTTGAAAAGACTGTTATTAAATTGTTCTTTAACTGTTCTCTTTCTGTTCCTTAACAAGCAACCTATATACCCTATACTGCATAGGCCCTACAGCCTCTGTTCATGATCCCTGTCAAACTGGTTACTTCCACACCAGACGCAGAAGACCTCATTGTCTACATGGCAAGAGTCTCTAACCCAACTAACCAGCAAAAAGCAGAAGGATCAGAAAAGCTTATTAAATACCTCATTAAACATAGACACTGGTCTCCTTTTGAGATGTGTCACTTGGTTCTAGAAATCAACACAACTAGAAGTATTGCTCAACAAATCCTTCGTCACAGAAGCTTTAGCTTTCAAGAGTTCTCTCAACGCTACGCAGACGTAAAAGATCTTGGGTACCCAACAGTACCTCACCTCAGACGACAAGACGGTACTAACCGTCAAAACTCTATTGATGATCTTCCTTGGGATGTAACTCAAAAGTTTTACCGTCGTATCTCTAAACTTTTTGAAGAAAGCCAAGACCTCTACAGAGAAATGGTTTCTTACGGTTGTGCAAAAGAAACAGCTAGAGATGTTCTTCCACTAGCTACTCCTAGTCGTCTTTATATGTCAGGCTCTCTTCGTAGTTGGATTCATTACATAGACCTACGAACATCTAACGGTACTCAGTGGGAACACATCAAAATTGCACTAGAAGCTAAAGAAATCTTCAAAAAAGAGTTCCCTATGATTAGTAAAGCTCTTAATTGGTCTAAAGATGCCTCGTAACTACCGCAAAGAATACGATAACTACCACTCCAAACCCGAACAACGGGCTAATAGGAGTAGTAGAAACAAAGCTCGTAGAAAACTTGTTAACGCTGGTCGTGATGTTGCTGGTAAAGATGTAGACCATAAGAACCGTAACCCTCGCGATAACAGGCTCTCTAACCTGTCTATTACGTCTAAAGGTACTAATAGGTCTAAGAAGTAGTAGAGGGGGCTTCTAGGGGCTTCTAGAGGGGTCTCAGGGCCTCTCTTTTTTTTTATTTGATACCACCAAAAGATTTTGCTTCGAATTTTTGAGCCCTAGTTAGCGCTTGGAGCCAGCCCGCTGCCCCCGTCGGGGGGTCTATAGGCGGCCTTATAGCTATTGAGAATCAGTCGCAACAGTCATTAGTTTCTTATTGATAATGATTCGCAACAGCAATCGGGCAGCTATTGAGAATGATTTGCAGTTGCAAAAGTTGTTGAGAATGAGAATCGTTTGCACATACACACGCGCACTTGGCCCCAACTAAATCGATTGTGAAGAATTACAACAGCGGTATGGTCAGCCGCTGAATCCCTGCAACAATTGCCTCAGCAACGCACCACAAGCGTTGTTACTTCCTTCTTCCTTCCTTCTATCCATGACCTCTTCCATCACTCTTTACAAGCGGCCTAGGGCTCACCTGTTGGCTGACTATCCGCTCAACATTCACGAACAACAGCAAGGGACTTGGGCCTATGCCTTCCAGATCAAGGGCCCAAGACAAAAGGACCACTACAGCACTCTCGCAGTGTTTAACAGCCTGAAAGCGGCTTATGACTTTACAGACTCCTTTCCTTCTGTTCCTGGCTGCACTGTTCGCATTATGAGCGACGACAAGCGGATTATTCACCGTCAGCGTTATCAATTCAAAGAGTGCAGCTTTAGTGTTGGTTCTTTAGCTTGGATGCTGTACCAATCAACAGACATAGTTCAAACAATCAACAACAACAAGAAACAACAGCAACAACAACAACAACAACAAAAGGTAAAACTTCCTAAGTTCAGCATCAGAAACATTGCCAACAAGTCGTTAAAAAGTTTTACAGAAGAGGCTAAGTATCTTTTCGGTTTCAGCTATTGATTGACACCAGAAACGATTATCTCCGCTCGTTACTAGCTAGCGAGCGTGAGATTCTCCTTTACGAACTTTTTCTCCTTTCTGATTATGACGACTTTTCATCTTTCCAAAAAGACAAGCAACAAGAAGTTAGGCAAGATAGCATCATCGACTTCTAGTGCTGACACTTGCTCGGTTTCTTGCCCTTTGTATCACGACTGCTACGCCAAACGAGGGCCGCAGTCTTGGCACTGGGCGAAGGTAACTAAAGGAGAGAGAGGCGTAGACTTTGACTCATTCTGTGAGCAAGTAGAGTCACTCAAACCAGGCACTATGTTTCGACATAATGTGAGCGGTGATCTGCCCTATGTTTCTCACTATGAGGGCGAGACTTGGCGGTTGATTGATACAGAAAAGCTCGACAAGTTACAGTGTGCAGCTGTTAACGCTGATCTAAAGTTTTATACCTACACACACTTGCATACTGATGATCGCTACGGCGCTGCAAATAGCGACACAATCCTTAGGTTTAGCGGTCATAAGTTTGTGATCAATGTTTCAACTGAAACCGTAGAAAGTGCTGTCGATCGTTACAGAAACGGTTTCGATGTAGTTATCACTGACTCAACAGTGTTTGAGTTAGCAGTCAACGCAATCAAAGAGAACAAGCGACCACTTATGATTGCTGATTCTCAAGACTTAAACAATCCAGTTAAAGTCATCCCTTGCCCTGAACAATATACAGACACTGCAAAGTGTGAGACTTGCGGGTTATGCGCTAAGGCTAATCGTAAGTTTGTCATCGCTTTTAAGAAACACTGATGAAAAAACCATGCATAAGTTTGTTGAGTTATTGTCTGCTCTTGGTTTATTCTTTCTGCCTGTCGTTATATATACACTGGCGAATCTGTTGAACAATTAACAACACTTTGGGTCAGCGATTGCTGGCCCTTTTTTCTTACTTAGTTATTGAGAATGAGAATCAATAGCAGTAAGCTCACTGGTCACTGTTGAGAATGATTCTCAATATCAAGAGGTAGGGTTATTGCGAATGACTCTCAATTGCAACAAGACCCACCTGTTATTGAGAATGAGGATCAACAGCAATAAGAACTACTATCACGCCACGGGTCACCACGGGTCAGTGTTAGTAAACTTAACAAAGCAAGTGCTCAAGGGCTCATGACTACAGCAAATCCCAAGGAGAAGTTCTACGGACCACTCAAACAAGTGGCAGCTCAGTATGTTCCTCTGTTAATGGCTCGCATGAAAGTGCTGGAGTCTCGTGCCATCGAAGCCACTGAGTTTCTTGATGCTGATGAGGAGACAGAGGTTGAGAGAGTTGAGGCTGTTGTGGCTGCTCAATCAAAACTACACAAAGCAGTCCTGGAAGCAGGGATGTGCCAATCATTGGTGGGTGCCTTTGCTGATTTGTTGGAGAGCGATTATCAAAAGATTCGAGACAGTAGCTGTTTCTTCATGAATGAGTTTGGAGAGTTTGAATCGCTCTATGAAAATGACTAGATGTTGATCAGGATGTCTCCAGAAATCTTTTCAAGAGCCATGAGGTATCCATCCCAGTAGCACTTGTCTGAGTCTGCTTTTGAGTTTTTATACTCATCACGAGCGTATTCATACTCTTCAATAAACTCTTCAACATTGATTGGTAGTGTTTGCTGCATTGGATCAATCATCCGATCAGGATCATAGAAATCATCATCGGTAGCTTCAGCTTGATGTAACACGGTTCAATAGTTGATAAGAGAAACAGTAAGAGAACAGTTAAAAACCAATTAAAAACAAGTCTTTACAGAGACTGTTTAAAACCGTTTTAAAACCGATCTTAATAAGAGTAGTTAGAAAGGTCTTTTACTGCTACCCGAAGGGACCGGTTTTAAAACTGTCCTAAAGGGTTGGTTTTGGTGTAAGCACTGTGACTACGTTCTGTTGGTCCTTCAAACCAAACACCAAGCACAATGCAAATTCAAGGTGAGTTGACTGGGTTCATTCCGAGTTTTTACGAGACTCCGACGTACAACAACGAGCAAACTGATTTCCGTCTCAAGGTTCTTGTTGAAGACGCATCTGAGATTGTTGAGAAGATCTCGTTGGAGTACGACCGAGCTTGTGAGTGGTGGGCTCATCAAACTGGTCGTCGTGCGTTTTTCGATGCACCGTTTGAGATGCAGACCGATGGTTCAGCAATCATCAAACTGACAGCCAAGTTGGCGTATGACGAGTTTCCGTTTCCTGCTGTGGATAGCGAGCTGAACCCTCTTGCTACTGATCTCATCGTTAAAAGCGGCTCTAAGGCCATTGTTCACGTTGAGCCAGCGTTTCACCCCAAGAGGGCTCCAAAGGGGGGTCTGAGGCTGCGTCCGTTGGGTGTACAGGTCATTGAGGTTGTATCTTCCAAGGGACGTGACAGCGGTGGTGTGGACATCAACAAGATGTTCAAAAAGCAAGATGGGTTCAAACAATCCACTCCTGTTGTTAAAGAACTTGCTAGTGTCTCTACCAACGAAGATCCAGATTTCTGAGTAGAGGTGTATGGCCCGACGATTTCATAAGTACGGCAAACGTCGAGACGATGGATTTCGATCGGGCTTTGAGGGCAAAGTTGCAGATGATCTAACTGCCAACGGGGTGGCGTGGGAGTACGAACAACACAAGTACGACATCGTCATCCCTCGTAGTTACACACCTGACTTTGTTCTCGCCAACGGAGTAGTTCTTGAAGTCAAGGGTTACTTCGATGCGGAAGACAGGAGACTCATCAAGCTGTTCCGTGAGCAGCATCCTGATGTTGATCTTCGTATGGTCTTACAGAAGCCGCATCAGAAGCTCCAACGGGGTGGTCGAATGGACTACGCCAGTTGGTGTGAAAAGTACAATGTGCCCTGGTGTGAGGGGCCTTCGTTGCCACGAGACTGGACTCTGCTATAGTTCATTCGCGGACAGATGAAGGACACCGACCTCCAGGGCCTCAAACCTTGGGGGTCTTTTTATGTCAAACGTTGTCGGTCGGCTTAGCTGCCCGAAGTGTGGTTCACGCGACAACGTTGCTTTGTACGACGACGGCGGACAGCACTGCTTTACGCCTAGTTGTAACTATCACGTTTCTGGTTCTTCTTCTTTCCAAATGACCAAACCACAAACTCTTGAACACCATGAGATTGAACCTATCCTTGGCTCGTATCAAGACATCACAGCTCGTCGCATACCTCAAGAAACCGCGAAGTTTTTCGGTTACTTTAAGGGTGTGTACGGGGACTCAGAAGCCTATTTTTGGCCGATCTACGACAAGGAACGCAGGCTTACTGGGTACAAGATTCGTAAACCGAACAAACAATTTGTTCAGCACGGAACCAATCCTGACCATACGTTTCTCGGTCAAGAGAAGTGGAGTAACGGAGGAAAGTTACTCGTTATCTTTGAGGGCGAATACGACTGCTTGGCCTATGCTGCCGTCAGGAAAACCTGGCCTTGTGTGTCGCTACCGAACGGTGCTGACTCTGCAGATAAGGCAGTTCGAGCAAATCTCGATTGGCTTTTAAAGTTTGAAGAGGTGATCCTGTGCTTTGACGACGATGAGCACGGTCAGAAAGCAGCCAAGAAAGCCGTCCAGCTGCTTCCTCCACGTAAGGGGAAGATTGGGATCATCGATGGCTATAAAGACGCCTCTGACGCCCTTGTAGAGGGCAACAGCAAGGCCATCATGCAGATGGTGTGGACTGCTACGGAGTATGAGCCTGATGGCATTGTGAGTGGTTCCACGCTGCTTAAAGCGGTGCTTGAGGATCCAAAGGTTGAAAGTGTTGAGTATCCGTACAGCTTTCTCAACGACAAGCTACACGGCTTGCGTAAAGGTGAGTTGGTGACTGTAACTGCAGGCACAGGAATTGGAAAGAGCACCTTTGTATCTGAGGTTGCGTATGACTTGTTGGTACGACAAAACGAAACGGTTGGTTACGTCGCTCTTGAAGAGAACATTCGACGTACTGCTCGACGTTTTGTTGGTATGGAGCTTAATTACCCTATTCACATTGATCGAGGCTATTTCAGTGACGAGCAGATTGAACAAGCGTTTGAGAAAACACTTGGGACTGGTCGGTTATTCCTTTACGATCATTTTGGCTCTCTTGACCCTACCGTTCTGCTTAACCGTATACGCCATTTGGTTTCTGGCTGCGGGTGTAACTGGATTATTTTCGATCACCTTTCAATTCTTGTTTCTGGTTTGGATCAAGGTGACGAGAGGAGGGCAATTGATCAAACGATGACCAAACTTCGCAGTTTTGTTGAAGAAACTAACTGCGGAATGTTACTTGTATCACACTTACGTAGACCTCAAGGAGACAAAGGCCATGAAAATGGTGCCCAGACAACCCTTAGTCAACTTCGCGGTAGCCATAGCATTCCTCAGCTCAGCGATGTGTGTATTGGCTTGGAGCGAGATCAGCAGGCTACATCTAGTGATGCGGGCACAACAGTACGCGTGCTTAAAAATCGCTTTACAGGGTGGTGTGGAGCTGCGGGATTAGTTAATTACGAAGAAAAGACAGGCAGAATGTTGGAGCTAAACAGCAACAACACAACGTCCAACAACTTAAATGATTCTTTTGAAACCGACTTTTGACGTTCACATTAGGGAACTAAACTCTCTAAAACTTTCCATACTTGCAGCTTCTGAACGAGGTAAACAAGTTTGCAAACCGTTCTTCAAGTCCAATGACTTCTGCTACACAATCAACTACAACGAGCTTGATGGGTTTGTTGACCACTGCGAAGCAGCAGGAATCAGCTTCTTTATCGATGATGACGTTCGATGTGGAAACGGACGCACTGAAGATTAGGGACATTACAAAGATTCATTGCTGTGCCATCTCACAGAACGGTGAAACAACTTTGTATAGAGATCCAAAAGTTTGGATTCCTATTCTTGAACAGGCTGATGCACTGATTGGTCACAACATCATTCAGTACGACATCCCAGCTATTCAACAGATCTACCCTGAGTTTCAACCAAAGGGTCAACTGATTGACACACTGATTTTGTGTCGAATGTTGTATCCAAACGTGCTGGATCTTGACTTCAAAAAGAAGTG